ACCATGAGAATCGGAATGGGCATGGGCCTGCGGTGGCGCCGTGGTGGCACCGCTGCGCCCGCGTGGACGCCAGCGGACCCGCCCCAGACGCGGCTGCTGTGGGCTGAGATGGCGCTGGGCCGGATGTTCCAGGACGTGGCCGGCACCATCCCCGCCACCACCGCGGGCGACCCGGTGGCGCGCGTCAACGTGCGCTCCGGCACCAACTGGGAGCAGTCCAGCGCCTCGCTGCGCCCGTACGTGTCCCAGGTGGGCAAGGTGCTCGGCGTGCGGTCGGACGACATCGACGACCACATCGGCAACAACACGGCGCTCTACGCCGCGGGCGCCAAGACGATGGCGGTGCTGTTCCGCAAGATCAGCAACCCGACCGCCACCGGCCAGGAGACGGTGCTGAGGCTCGGGTACTTCCCCACGCAGCAGTACGTGGTGGTGGGCGGCCTGAGCGCGGCGAGCCCGCGCGGCCTCGCCTTCCGCTGCGATGCTCCGTCCACGTCAAGCCAGGCCATCCAGGACGTGAACGCGGACACGGTGCAACTGCCCAACGGGGTGCACGCGCTCGTGGTCACCTTCGATGGCGTCAACGCGGCTGCGGCCAGCAGCTACGCGGCCTGGCTCAACGGCGCCGCGCTCACGCTGAAGACCGGCAACAACGGGGCCGCTGTCGGGTTCGAGCGCGCGCTCGCCACCAGTTCCAGCGCGCAGGTGTTCGACGGCGCCGTGGCCGAGGTGATTCTGTGGAGCGGCGTCCTCTCCGCCCCGAACATTGCCGGGCTCATCGCCTACCTGGAGGCCAAGCGGTGACGCTGTGGCTCCGCACGCTTCTCGCTCTTCACGTATCGCTCACCCGTCTGCTCCGAAAGGAAGTCCACGCCATGTCGTTCCTCCCCGTCGCCTCCGTCATCTTCGCCGCGCCGCCCGCGGTGGTCGCCGCCCTCCGTCTCTTCCTCGTCCAGAACCTCCAGCGGCTCGGCGGCGACATCGAGCAGGTCGTGCTGACGCAGCACCTCGGGCGCGAGGGCGAGCACACCTACGCCTCGCCTGCCTACTACGCCGGGGCGCTGACGCTGAGCGAGGCGGAGATCGCGCTCATCCGGGACGAGTTCCGCGCGGGGGGCACGCTGTACGACGCGGGCGCCCGGGCGCGCCGGCAACTGTTCCCGCCCAAGGAGATCGCCGCGCCGGACGCCGAGCCCGGCAAGATCACCGTGGACGTGATCGAGGCGCTGCCCATCCCGGACGGGGTGGACTGGCCCGTCACCCGCGTGGCGAAGGACGCCTTCTACGCGGAACTGGGCCTGCCCGGCGCCCCGCTCGCCCCGATTGATCCGCCTGAGCAGAACCTCTGACCATGGACGCGGACACCCTTGCGGCTGCGCTCGGCGCGGCCTCCGGGGACGGGGAGCGCGTGGCGATCCTGGCCACCTACGTGGTCGAGATGGCGCGCGAGCAAGAGACGCAGCGCCGAGAGCAAGAGACGCAGCGTGGCGAACTGGACACGCTCACCGCCAACGCGAGCGAGTCCCGCGTCGAGCGCACCCGGCACAAGGACGCGCTGGCCAACCTCGCCGACATGATGCTCGCCCTCGGCGAGCGCGTGGGCAAGGTGGAGCGCGGGCAGGCCAGCCTGACGCGGCACTTCGAGGCGCTGGAAGAAACGCACCGGCTGCGCCACGCCGAGATCATGCACGCGCTCGGGGTGGCCGCCCGGGACACCACCGCGCGGGGCACCGCGCTGGCCACGACCGCCGAGCGCGTGGCCGTGGCCGAGTCGTCGCTGGTGCGCGTCACCAAGATGGTCGGCCTCAGCGGCACGGCGCTCGCCGCGCTGCACCTGATCCTCAACTTCCTTTCAACCCACGTGATCTGGAGAGCGGAACGCTATGCCCGAGACGCAACCCGAAGCGGCCCTGCTGTGGCTGCAAGCCCATCCTCTTCAGGCAGCCCTGGCGGCCCTGGCGCTGGTCATCCTGTGGCTGGCCAACGTCACCCTGACCCCTGAGCAAGCGGCGGCCTCCCCGCGCTACGCGAGCGCCGTGGTGTTCGCGCAGAAGGTGGCGCCGGTGCTGCGCGGCGTGCTCAAGCCGCTCGCCGGCATCTTTCTGCCGCGGTACGCGCTGGAGGTCGTCACCGCGCTGTTCCCGCCGAAGGACGGCGCGGCATCCACGCCCACGCCGCCGTCCGGAGGTGCGCCGTGACGCGCGTGCTCCGACGCCTGGACGCGGTGCCGTTCGCCGCGTGGCTGGCGGTGGGCACCGTGCTGTCGTGCGCCACGCTGCCCCAGCCCCGGGAGACCGGGGACGTGGTGCGGGACCTGCGCGCCGCGGTCCGCCACGCCGAGGCCGGGCTGCCGCTGGCGCGGCTCGGGTGCGAGGCGATCCGGCACGACGACGAGCGCGCGGCCTGCCTGTCCGTGGCGTCCACCGTGGAGGGTGCGCTGCCCCGGGCCCGGGACGTGCTGGCGCAGGTGGACGCCTGTGCCCACGCTGACGACGAGCCGGCGTGCGTCGCGCTGGCGGTGGACGGCGCCAACGTGCTGCTCCGCGCGCTGCAAGGCCACGCGCCCTCGGCGCCCTCGGCGTCGTCCAGCGCCCACGAGGCGACCCGTGCCCCCTGACCTCGCCCGGCGCGCGGCGGCCGTGGCGGTCGCGGCGTTCGAGACCGCGCAGCCGCTCACGCCCGCCATGCGCCGTCACCTCACCGACCTGATCACGGCGCGGCTCATGGTCGAGATCGAGCCCGCCCCCGCCTGGAACCCGGAGGCGCCGACCGCCCCGGACGCAAGGAGCCTCTGACCCATGCCCACCGCCTTTCGACTCTCCACCGCGCTCCGCAACGCTGGCCTGGACGCCATGTTCGGCACCGCTCAGAACCTGGGCAAGATTCGCGTGTACGATGGCACGCAGCCCGCGGGCCCGGACACGGCCATCACCACGCAGACGTTGCTTGCGGAGCTGACCTTCAACGCCACCGCGTGGGCCGCTGCGTCCTCCGGCAGCAAGGCAGCCAACGCCATCACCGGCGCGGCGGCCATCGCCAGCGGGACCGCCACGTGGTTCCGCATCACCAACGCCGCGGGCAGCACCGCCTACGCGGACGGCACCGTCGGCGCCACCGGCAGCACCAGCAACCTGGAACTGCCCACCACCACGATCACGGCCGGCGTCACGGTCAACGTCACGTCCTTCACCCTCACCATCCCCGCGAGCTACTGACCATGAAGATCATCCTGAGCGGCGGCCCCCACGGGGGCGAGGAGCACACGTTCGCCAGCGACCGACCGGGCCAGGCGCTTGACCTGCCCTCGGCCCGCGCCGGGCGCGTGGAGCGGTACGAGTTGCGTGTGGCGGTGGACCCCATGGGCGAGCCCATCGACGGGGAGTTCATGGCGATCTTCGTCGGCACCGTGAGGCTCTGACCATGCCCGCCGGCACGACCCTGATCGACTTCGGCGCGCACCCGGGCGGCACCGACGCCAGCGTGGTCATCACCGGGCAGGCCGCCATCACGAGCGGGTCGCTGGTCGAGGCGTGGCTCAGCCCGACCACGGGCACCGCGGACCACAGCGCGGACGAGCACCTGATCGACGGGCCCATCGTCATGGCGTGCAACCTCGTGGCCGGGACCGGGTTCACCATCCGGGCGCAGGCGCGCAACCCGGGCAGCCTCACCGGCGCCTGGCGCGTGAGTTGGGTGTGGCACACGCCGTTACCCTCTTCCCCTCTCTACCTGACAGCCGCCCGGCGCTTGCGCGTCGTGACCGCGGTTCGGAGTGCATCTCATGGCCGTAGAAATCAAGTCCGGCGCGTCGTCCGACGTCGCCAGCGTGGACGCCAACAAGCAACTCGCCGTCGTCACCAGCAGCGACATGGGCAAGGCGGGCTACACCGCCCTCGCGTGCCGCAACGACGAGGGCGCGTTCCGAGGGACCAGCTACAACACCAACCTGGAAGGGGACGACGACTACCGGCTGCGCGTGGCGGTGGACTCGATCTTCTTCTCCGAGTCGTGGGCGGGCGCCGCGCTCAACTCGGCGCAGTGGTCCGCGCCGGTCACCACCATGGCGGTCGCCGTCAACGACTCGTGGTGCAAGCTCAACAGCGGCGGCAACGCCGCCGTCAACACGGTCGCGCGCATCACGTCCTACGCCACCATCCCGGTGGACCCGGAGTTTCCGCTGTTCCTGCGCTTCCCGTTGCAGGTGGTGGCCGCCGCGGTGGGCCTGTCCAACAACACCTGGGAGGTGGGGCTCGGCTTTGCAACGGGCACGGCGGCGCCGACCGATGGCGTGTTCCTGCGCATGAACGCGCTCGGGGAGCTGCGCCTGGTCGCCAGCTACAACGGCACGGAAATCGAGTCGGGCGTCATCGACTACAGCACCGGGGTGGACCCGTTGCTGCCGATCAACGTCACGCGCCAGACCATCCTGACCGTGAGCGGGAGCCACGTGGAACTGTGGATGGACGACGTGCTCATCGCCAAGCTGGAGCACCCGGCCTCGTCCCCGTTCTTCACGCGCACCACGGCGCTCCCGATCTTCGCGCGCATCTACAACGGCGCCATCGCGCCGCCGTCCGCCACGCAGCTGTGGATCGGGCCGATCACCGTCAGCCGGTCCGGCCAGGTCAACGCGCCGCTGCACAGCCACATCCGGGCGATGATGGGCCAGCACTCCGTCCAGGGCCAGAGCGGCGGCACCATGGGCCAGACCGCCAACTGGACCAACTCGACGGAGCCGGTCAACGCCACGCTGAGCAACACCGCGGCCGGCTACACCACGCTCGGCGGCCAGTGGTCGTTTGCGGCCCCGGCCGGGGCCGTGACGGACTTCGCGCTGTTCGCCTACCAGGTGCCCGTGGCCGCTGCCGGCAACTTCAGCAAGGGGCTACTGATCACCCGCGTGCGCATCGACGCGGTGAACGCTGGCGCCGCGGTCGCCACCACCGCGACCATCTTGCAGTGGGGCATCGCCACCGGGAGCACCGCCGTGTCGCTCGCCACCACGGAGAGCGCCACCGGCAAGGCGCCGCGGCGCCTCCCGCTGGGTATCCAGTCCTTCGTCGTGGGCGACCCCATCGGGGCGCGCGTCGAGGCGGTGGACCTGTCGTTCGAGGAGTCGCCGCTGCCGGTGAACCCGGGCGAGTTCGTGCACATCATCGTGCGCGTCCCGGTGGGCACGGCCACCGCGTCGCAGGTCATCCGCGGCACCTGCACCATCATCGGCCACTACGTCTGACCCGTCTCCCGGCCCACGTACCCTCTCCCATGGCGAGCGCACCTTTCTGCGCCGCCGTCCTGTCCACCCAAGGAGTCATCATGACCACGCTGCACAAGAGCGCCACCACCATCGGCCCCGTCGCCACCACCCCGACCGACACCCGGCAGACCCTCACCGTCAACGGCTGGCGCCTGTGCGTCTTCTCCACGGAGACGGGCGAGCCGCGCATCCGTGACCTGGACCTGGCCGAGCGCCTTGGGTACGCCAAGCCACACAACATCCGCGACCTCATCCGCAACCTGCTCAAGGATGGGAAATTGCGGGACATTCAAACCATCCGTGTCACGCGGATGGTTTCCAGGCGCGGGCGCGGCCAGGTCCGCGTGGAGGAGGAAGAGTTCTGGTTGACCGAGGCGCAGGCACTCAAGGTCATCGCCAAGAGCGGCACCGACAAGGCTGACGCGATCCTGGACGAGATGATCGACGTCTTCCGCCTGGCCATCCGGGGGCTGCTGTCCCCGGAGCGCGCCAACTCGGCCGAGACCCGGCTGGCCATGTTCCTCCTGGCCGAGCGCCAGCGCATCGCCCGGTTCCTCAGCGACGCGCTCATCACGGAGATCTGCCGGCTGTACGGCTACGGGCACCTGCCCGGCAACCAGCCGCCGCAGTTCTTCCGCATGGTGTCCGAGCGCATCTACGGCGTCATCTTCGGGAGCGAGGTGCACGCCGAGATGCAGCGGTGCGGGGACCGGCGCAAGTACTACCAGTTCCTCACCGACGACGCGCAGCGGCTGGCGCAGCACGACCTTGCCGTGCTGGAAACGCTGGCCCGTCAGAGCTTTGGCGCAGACGAGTTCTGGATGCGCGTGGAAGCGCACTTCCGCAAGGCCCCGCTTCAGGGCCTCCTGCCATGCTGACCACCCCATGAGCCTCCTCCTCGCGCTAGAAGCGCCACCCGCCCCGAGCCTGGACGGCGTGATGGTCGGCGCCGTGGCCGTGGGGCTGGTCGCCATCGGCACGCTCACCCTGGCCGGCGTCGCGGTCGGGGACGTGGCGGTCGGCGCGGAAGCACCCGGTACGCTCACCCTGAGCGGCGCGGCCTCCGGTGGCGTCGCCGTGGGGACCGCGGCCTCGGGCTCGCTCACCCTGGCCGGCACCGGCTCCGGCGGCATCCCGGTGGGCGCCTCCGGTGCCTGCACGCTGTCACTCTCCGGTCCGGCCGTGGGTGGCGTGGCGTGTGGCGCCGCGTCGTCCGGCACGCTCGCCTTGGCCGGGGTGGCGTCCGGCGGCGTGGCGGTCGGGGGCACCGGGGCTGGTAGCCTCACCCTCACCGGGACGGCCAGCGCCGCGATCCCCGTGGGCGCCACAGGAACGGCCTCCCTGGCGCTCGCCGGGGTCGGGTCCGGGTCCGTGGCCCTCGGGGCGGCTGGCGTCGCGTCCCTGGCCCTGTCTGGCGCTGCCGTGGGCGGGGTGCCCGTGGGGGCGTCGGCCCCCGGCACGCTCGCGCTGAGCGGCGCGTGCGTCGGCGGCGTCGCGGTCGGCTGCGAGGCCACCGGCACGCTCTCGCTCCCGAGCACGGTGCCGTGGGGGGCGCGGGCGGATGTGGCCACGGTGCGCACCCGGACCGAGGCCAGCGCGACCGCCACCCTGACCAGCGCCGTCACCACCCGCACCCGCACGGAGATCCACCCGATGAGCACGACCTACACGCGACGCCTGGACGACACGCTGCCGAACTTCACGGCGACGGTGCGCGTCAACGGCGCCGCCTACGACCTGAACGCACCGGGCGCCGGGGTGGCATCGGCGCAGCTGCGCTACCGGCTCCGGGGCGCTGCCACGTGGACGACGCGCACGCTGACCATCCACCCGACCACGGTGGGGCTGGTGTCCTACGACTGGGCGACGAGCGAGCCGGCGGAGGCGGGCGTGTACGAGTACGTCGTGCGCGTGGTCTACGCGAGCGGTGACGCGCTGAGCTTCCCGAACGGGGACGGGTACGCGACCTTCACCATCACCGCGGGCACGTCGTGATGAGCAGCGCCCGGGACCGCGAACTGAGCATGATCGCGTGGGTCATCATCGTGGGGCTGCTGCTCTACCTCGCGCATCAGGGGTGGGCGGTGGCCACGGTGCCCACGGACTGACCCGTCGCGGCGTGGATGCACACTCCGGCCATGACCCTGACTGACCTGCGCAAGACGCCGTTCCCGTGGTTCGGGGGCAAGGCCGACGCGGCCCCCGCGGTGTGGGATGCGCTTGGCGACGTGGACCACTACTGCGAGCCGTTCGCCGGGTCGCTGGCGGTGCTGCTGCGACGCCCGCACCCGTGCAACCGGACCTACTACTCCGAGACCGTCAACGACCTGGACGGGCTACTCTGCAACGCCTGGCGCGCCATCGCCGCGGACCCGGACGGCGTGGCCGAGGCGGCGTCCTGGCCGGTGTGCGAGGCGGACCTGCACGCGCGGCACCTGGCGCTTTTGCGCTGGCGCGAGGAACGCCAGCTTGAGCACCTGATGGGCGACCCTGCCTTTTGCGACATCCGCATGGCCGGGTGGTGGCTGTGGGGACAGTCCGCCTGGATCGGTGGCGGCTGGTGCTCCGGCGATGGGCCATGGATCGTGGGCGACGACGGGCGGATCGAGAAGCGCAAGGGCAGCCGCGGTGTCGGTCGGCAGTTGCCTCACCTCGGCGACGACGGCAGGGGCGTCCACCACGCCGGTCTGCGCGAGCCGGGTGTCAGCGCCGAGGAGGAGTATCACCCGATGACCATGCCGGAGCTGCGCCGCTGGATGCGCTTCCTCTCGGCGCGGCTGAGGCATGTGCGCATCCTCAACGGCGACTGGGCGCGCCTCACCACGAGCGGCGCGCTGCAATCGCTGCCGGTGCGCCAGGGAGGTCACGCGGGTGTTTTTCTCGATCCGCCGTACTCGCACGACGTTCGCGCCAGCGCGCTCTATGCCCACGAGTCCGCCACCGTGGCGGACGACGTGCGCGCGTGGTGCCTGGAGAACGGAGGCAATCCGCGCTACCGGATCGTCCTTGCGGGGTACGCCGCAGAGCACGGCGCGCTGGAGGCCGCCGGGTGGCGCTCTGTGGCGTGGTACCGCGGGGGCTTTCTCCGGGGCGGCTACGCCAACCAGGGCGAGGGCGGTACGCAACAGGATCAGGAGCGCCTGTGGCTCTCGCCGCACTGCCTCGGGGCGGTCAAGGAGTCGCCGCAGATGGGGCTGTTCGCCTGACCCCTCGGCGCGGTGGTGCAGGATGGCGCGTATGCCACGCACCGTCACCGTGACGACCACCACGACCAAGACCCTCGGGCAGATCCTCTACGAGACGATGCGCAAGCGCGCGCCACGCGATCCGGTCAAGCAGATGATGCCGGTGTGGGAGGCGCTGGATGCGTCCACCCAGGAGGAGTGGGAGGGCGCCGCGGAGGAGTTCGCCTCCGTCGTCGAAGCCAACGCCGTCGATCACCCGCTGGTGGACGACGAGACGGCGCGCCGCGCGTTCGAGCCCACCGACCCGGCACCATCGCCCGCGCAGACCGTGGTCGATCCCGTGCCGGTGGACCGAAAGCGGCACCCCCGTATTGCCACCAGCGGCATCGCCGGAGGCAGGTTCTACGCTGACGTTCTGTTTCAGTACGCGGGCCAGTGGCGCGTGGGCGACGAACTCGTCATCGACGGCCATCGCGTCCGCGTCAACCGCATCAGCCCTCCGTTTGCCTACGCCGAAGAGATCCTGCCGGAGAACCCATCATGACCATGGCCGCCCATTTCCTCGACGATCTGAAGCGCCGCGAGCACGCCGTTGCGCTCGCCACC